GGGATGATTGACGGATAGATAGTAAGTCCGGTAGCACCGGAGGCCGCGTTCACCGTAACCACGAACTGCCGCAGCATGCCCGTGGTCTGCTTGGTGACACGGTTCACTGAGTTGACGCCAGCAATGGTGATGATATCGCCTGCAACTAGAGTGCCGGTTATGGCGTTAGTGGCCAGTGACGGCCCGGTCTGGTTGGCGCCATTGACGGTTCCCGCCGAAAACGTCCCCGCGGTGTGCTTGATCACCGTTTGGTCCATGAACCAGACGAAGCCAAGCGCCCGATACATGACGCCTTCGTAGTACTGTTCCGAGATTGCCGCAGCCGGGTTGAGCAGGCCGGTGAGGCTCTGCACCACACGCGCCTGCGTCCACTGATCGTTGATGATCTTGCGGCTAGGTTTCGGTGCCGAGTTGTCGTCCAGGCGCGCACCAGCGAGCAGATAGGTGCCGGCGTTCGGAGTCTGGATATTGCCGCCAGCATCCAGGTTTCCCTGAATGTTGGAGATCGCGCCTTCGGTGTTCTGCATGATCGTCAGCGCGACGCTGCCGGCGAGGTTGTTCATCATCGGCAGTAGAATGCGCTCGGCAAAGTCGTCGAGCGAGAGCAGAAGGTCGGCCTGAGTGAACGACACGTCGACGTGCTGTTGCGTCGACATGACAAGAACGGTCTGCTGTTCTGCGGTATCCTGCACCGAAATGCCGGGGCCGCTGGTGACAACGAAGTCGTTGGGCAACCGGATGCGCAACTGAGAGCCGATCTTGGCCCCGCCGCGTCCGAATTCGTCATCGAATTGCCGGTCAACGTTCTTGATGAAGGCATTGGAGTTTACGAACAGCTCGATCGCCTCTCGGGTGATCATGCTGATCGTGAGCATCGTGTTGGCCATAGCCGTGTGATCCTGTGCTGATTTTTGGGATGTCCCGCCTTTCGTTCGGGACGGTTCGGCACGAGATTCCCGCTCGGACGGTCGTTCAGCACGGGATCAGTCACCCCGGAGCAGTTGAGCCGTCATGCTCAACACCTTCGGCAGCACGGGATCAGGCCCGGACCACACTTTACTTTATTTGAGGATCACACTTGCACGGCTATGAAGCGGCCGGACGCTCAGTCTTTCTTGAATTTCTCATGGAAGTCACGTAAGGCGCGAGTAGCGAGTTCCTCGGCGCGTTCGCGCGAATCAGCTTCGAAACAGAAATATGGCGCTACAGCAGTGGCAGCGAGCCATTGCTTTGGCCCAACCTCTTTGAAAAACACAAAAAAGTCATCCATCACAACCTCCCTCAGTGTCCCAAGGGTTACCTGTGATAACGCAACATTAGTTTGAGAAGACGCTAACTCATCGCGCACCCTGCCGATTGAGCGACCACGGCCGGCCGACGCTCTCGCGCTTCTGGCGCATGCGCTCGGCAAACCATCGGTCATCTTCGGTCTTGTCGTCATAGAGGTTAATGGCGCCGGACGGCGCGCGTCCGCCAGGAGACAAATGCTCGACCGGTGGCGGTGCATCGGACGGCTTTGGTGCGGGCCGCGCTGCCGCTGCCGAAGCTGCTGCGTTTTTTTCCAACCCGATCTTGATCAGTGCCGCAGTCTGCTTGGCCGGCGGCAGATCAAGAATTTCTTGGTACTTTTCTGGCTTCTTGCCGAGTTGGATGATCACATAGGCCGGGTCGTCGGTAGCGAGGATGGATTGCATCACTTGCGGGGCCATACCGCCCATCTGTTCGAACCGCTTGGAGACTTCCGGCCAGTCATTGCCATATTCAGTGGTCAGCCTCTGGCCGATCTGCTCGACTTCAAGCTGGAAACGGGCGACTGCAACCGGATCACCTTGTCCCGCAGGTGGCGCCGTCTGCGGCGTAGGTGCCGGAGGTGGAGCCTGTGGCGCCGGTGGTGTTGACTGGTCCGACGCTTGCCGCTGCCGAGCCTCAAGCATCTGCCGCATCTGCTCGTTTTCGGCCGCCAAAGCCGCAACACGATCCTGCTCCTCCTTGAGCCTACGATGTTGTCGGTCTATCTGCTTATCGCGCCAATCCGCTGCTGGTGCTGGCGGTTGCGGCGGCGGTTCAGGTGGTGTTGCCGCGACAGGCGGCGTTGCACCATCCCCTGCGGGATCGACAGGCGGCGGGTCTGCTGGCGGGTCTGGCGGTGGTGCCGAGCCACCGGAAAGCGGTAGCGGCGGCTCATCCTCGATGAATATTCCCGGTACGAGTTCCTTGAACAGCTTGTCGATCAGCATTTACGATCTCCTGCACGAGTATTGTGGCCGCTCGGACGGTTAGTGAAGCTTGCGCTGCGTGATATTTGGCCCTTGCTGCCCACGCACTTCTTGTTGCAGTTGCTTTTCACGGTCCTCAATCAGGGCTTCGTAAATACCCTTCTTGAAATTCTCATCCACATCTGGTCGACCGAGCATCTCGGTGAGTTGCGCCCGTGCTGCGTCGTACCAATGCAGCCAACCGGGCGTGTCCTCGATGACCAGTCGGTTACAAATTGGGCAACGGTCGTACAGGGCGGACCATTCAGTAAACGGAACAAATTTTACCGTGCCATCCGGCAAATGTTCTGTACGTCCATGTCGGCGGCCGGCGAGATAGTCCTTAACGGTTGGGAACGTTTTGGCAAACGCCTTAGGATCAATCTGCAACAGCACACGGCCACGCTGGCTAACCTGCACCTTAACATCCGCATCTTCGGCCGAGCGCACGGTGTCGTAGAAAGCACCTGCAAGCTCGCGCGCGTAATGCTGGATCGTGCGTTCAACCATCAGGCAACCACTCCCATCGCATGGCTCGGTCCCAATAAATCCGCTCAATACTGGACCACCACGATAGTGGTTTCTGACGAGCGACCGGCATCCCTTTCAACATTCCTGATTCATTCAGATGCCACATCTTGTCGCGCCAAATCACTGTTGGCCGCCAATTCCATCCAACCTCGATGATCAGCTTGTAACGAGGAGACTTGCTATAAGAACTGTCGATGTAGCGGCGGGCAAACATGCAAAGCGTAAAGCCAGCTTCCGTGTCGAAACCAAATTGATAACCCCAGCTTGCAGCAAAATGCCTGGTACGGAAGTAACCCATTTACTTGCGCCGCGCCACCTTGCGGCCCTCGGACAAGCCGATAGCGATTGCCTGCTTGTGTTCAGTCACCTTCGGCCCCTTCTTAGACCCGCTGTGAAGCTCGCCGGCCTTCCACTCGTGCATGACTTTTTTCACTTTTGCCTGCATTGCCGACTTTCGCTTGGCCATGATCAATTGCCTTTCTCACAGAATCGGCTTTACCGCGCATGCTCTTGGCGATCTTGGACTGAGCCGGCGCATGCCGGCCATGCTCGTCATGATGTTTCATTGTGTCGTTCCAAAATCAAACGCCTACGCTCCTCGTAATCAAAAAGCATGTTGTTGATGAACTCATTGTTCAGGCGTGGCGCGATTATCTTCAATTCGCCGATGAGCCTAAGTGCCGGATCGCAGAGACGTAATTCAAGATCATAGTGCCGGATCGCAGAGACGTAATTCAAGATCATAGTCACCGCTTGCCGCCCTTCTTTGCGGACTTCTCACTGGCCTTGGCGGCCTTCTTTTGTGCCTTGGCCTCCTCTTTCGGAGCAACGATCAGCCCGCTAGTCTTGCGCTTCAGCTTCGACCCACTCATGCCACCTTCCTCGTTTTCTCTTCAGCCGCCACAGCCTTCATCAACATCTCGGCGTCCACATCGAAAGTCTCGCAACTTGCCGTGCGCTCGCCATGTTTGTTGAATGTAGCCCAGTTGATGTCCCACGACGGTTTCTCGCCAGCATCAACCCAACCCTTGAGCAGCCGCTCGACCCTATGATGCGTAACAATGCAGAAAGTAGTGTTGCGGTTGGCGTCGATTACCCGCGCAAGTGTACTCAGGCAACGATGACTGAACGTCTCGAAACTCTCACCTTGCGGCACCACCGCGTCTGGCTTGTTCTTGGCGTAGGACAAAATCTGATCGGCAATCTTCGAGCTTTCCATGCCGGTAAACTTGCCCAAATCCCACGGCCGCAAGCCGCGCTCGTGGCTGACCTTGGCACCCGTAGTCGCAGCAATCGCGTCCGCTGTCTGCTTGGCGCGCAGCATGTCAGACGAGATGATGTGCTTGATGCCGCTGTCTTCGAGCTTGAACGCCAGCCGCTTAACTTCCTTGCGGCCGATGTCGGATAGCGGCAGGTCCATCCAGCCGCGGATGCGGTCAGTGCCGCTGTCCTCGGCGTTCTGCCGAGTGGCTCCGTGGCGGCAAAGGTAAAACTCAACCCGCTTGGCCATCACTGTGTCGCAAACGGGTCATGATCCACCTGCTATGTGGAGAAGTGGGCGG